TGATTAACGCCGATCCTCTTTTTCTGTCTCCTCTTTTGGGCTTGTAACCTGGCTGCTCGCTAAGGGAATACAACAATTTCTCAAAGCCTTCGAAGGAATCGAAAGACATCTTTCGATGAGTCTTGTTATCAAAGATACCCTGAAAGAGTGTTAGCGAAGTCATGCCTCTATTATACCTCAAACAAAGAAATCTTCAAGAGTTACAATCTTCTCCGGTGCCCAGCCAATCGCATCAAGAACGAACTTCAGTGGCTCAAGAAATGCTTTCTCAAACTGTAGGTCATGATTGATGTATTTCTCCAACCCAAACTCTTCAGGCAGAACTGAGTTGAACGCAATGACATTTTCGCGAATAGGGTTTGGGATATGCAAGTAGACATACTTCATCTTGTCTCCGTTACGAATAGACTCAAACCGATTCTGAAGACCGTTTTTCTTCAGGTGGTGATTGTAGAGAAGTGACGCTCGAACGTGCATTGGAGTCCCCTTGTCGTAGATATTAAGGTTGTCTTGATAGTTGGTCACGTTTGACACGCCACGGGGAAAGGCGATCTTCTCGACCGGGATCTCACGAAAGGCTTTCTTGAAGTCAGCGATTGCTGCTTGTGTCGTTTCCTCATCGGTGGTAAGGATAATCTTAAACATCTCCTTCATCGCTTCCCGGCAGACTTGAGGTGTTGAAGACTTGACTGCCTCGATGCCCATGATCTTCAGTTTTGGTTTTGCATACTGAACACCCTCACTGTTGTGAACATTCAGGATGTATCGTTTCTTGGCAGTCCAGATACCACGGTCAGCAATCACTTCCCGTGCCATGACCATACGATTCTTGTATGAGTTCATGGTCACTGCAAAACGCTCAAACGCTTTCTTCAGAACAGGCTCGATTGCAGTTGAACCAAGTTCATCAAGGAACGCAACCGGGTCTTTTGGTTTTGCTTTTTGAATAACATCGTTGACATTCACATAAACAGAGTCAGTGTCAATCGCAACCACTCGGTCTTTGTCCTCACCAAGTGCTTTGTTAAGGTATGCATTCAGTTCTTTCTCTGCATACCGAATCACAGACTGACCTGTCAGAGTCACGCCTTCAGCAATACGCAAGTCAAAGTATCGAAACCATATGTTGCCCATTGCGCCATACAAGGAGTTGAGTAGAATCTTCACTGCCATCTGCTCAGTCTCACAACGAGCAATCTCTCTTTCAATCGATGGGCTTGACCCCTCTTGCTCCATGCGTTGTTGTGCCTTGAGCATTTGCTGTTTGATCATGACACGCTTGTCATACAACTCCTGAATGATCTCAGGAATGATACCCTGCTTGTCCTTACGATAGCATGAACCATTTGCAGCAACAGAAACATCATCTTCAGTAAGGCAACTATCTGCCTCAAGCACCTTGTCAGGATTCAATCCATCGATACGAGTATGCGGTATCAAAGTCTCTGGTGACATATTGCATTGAATGATGATGTTGGGATACAGAGAGTTCAAGTCAAAGGACATCACCCAATCATGAAGACCAACATGAGGTTCCTTGACATACCCACCAGTGAATCCCGTCCGATGATGCTTCTTGCTTGGAGGAATTGCGACCTTCTGTTGCGCCAATCTGCGAAAGATGATAGAGTCCCAGATACCCACGGTCCCAAGTGTGTCGCTATAGTTTACGCCACCAAGGTATGCCATCGTCAGAACCAGATTGATAAGACCAACCTTGTCTTCCATCTTCTCAATCAACTCAACGTCCACGATATTGTAGTCAACGAAACGCTGATAGTCCTGCTCATAGAGTTTCTTGAGTGACCCCAAGTCAGTGTAGTCTACCTTCTTTGTGCCAAGCACAACATTAGCAATGTGATCAAGCTTGTATGATTCTTGATTGCCATACTTGTAACCGAACTTCTTGAACAGGTCTAGGTAGTCCAACTGTTCGATACCCTTGATCTCAAAGGCAAGTTGTTCCTTGCCCATCATCTTGATAGTCTTAGCATCATACAACCCCCATGGCGAGAGCTTCTTTGCCTCTTTTGCCCCTAAGACGTTTACAATGCGATTTACAATGTAAGGGATATCAAAGAACCGAGTGTTCCACCCAGTAATAATGTCTGGTGTGTGATCCTTGTTTGACCACCAAGCAAGGAAAGACTGGAGCATAGAGACTTCATCGGGGTATTCGTAGTATTCGATCTGAAGCCCAGTGGTGGTTTGATGTGGGTTGTAGCTCTTACCAAAACCCCAGATGCGATAGATGTCTTCTCGACTCGACTTCAAGGCGATAGTGAGGATCTCTTGATTGGCGATATGCGGATGAGGAAACCCATCATCATATGCAGTCTCAATGTCAATGTAAACAACATCGACGTTCCTTGGTTCAAACTCAATCTTGCCGGGAAACCTCGACTGAATGAATGCTGGAATGTGTCTGTCATTACCATGAATGGTATATCCATCGACACCCTCATACAATTTGATAAACTCACCCGCCTCACGCATGGTGTTGAACTTCATAGGCTCAAGCGAGGAACCAGCAAGGGATTGCCATTGAGAGGGTGAGGAGTTTTTGGATTCAAGGTAGAGTGTGGGCTTGAACGAAACCCTTTCCTCAACTCGCTTTCCTTGATTGTCGTATCCTCGGTAGAGGATCTTGTTTCCGTATTTGCAAATGGAAGTGTAAAACCCGGTCATGAGCATACATTATATACTAAAGCGGCAGGGAAGACAAGTAGTGATCCCTGCCGCTATTGCCTCAATTTGAATTAAGAACGAATGTTCAACTTCTTCGGCTTTTCGGCTTCAGGAACGATACGCTGAAGCTCAACACCAACAATACCATTCTTGTAATAAGAACCAGTAGGAGTAATGTGCTCACCCAAACGAAAGCACTTAGTGAACTTACGTGCAGCAATGCCTTTCGTTTGATATTTGCGATCATCCTTCTCTTTCTTATCACCAGTAATGGTCAGTGTATTGTCTTTCCACTCAACATCCAAATCCTCTGGTCCGAAACCAGCAACTGCCAATTCAATGGCAGAATTGTCGTCATCAATATTTATGACGTTATATGGAGGGAATGAAGTGGATTCGTCTCTGGACTGAGAGTAGGAGAGTGAATTGAAGAGTTCTTCAAAACCAATCCAGTTAGACGGATACGATGAATACTTAGATACGGTCATTTGTTTACCTTTCTTTCGACAAGGTTATTGTATTACGACTGACCCCATCATTGGGCATCAGAAGTTCGCTCCCATTCGGGCAGCAAATTTATTTAGCTTTTCTTTACATTGCCAATTGTGTATTTGGCTTGTAGATTCCACACCTTCTTATCTCGGTGAGGAATGATCTTAATCTGTCTCAGTGTAGTTGTCTCTGTTGGTCTCTCTTTGATTTCAAGCAGACCCCAATCAGAAAGCAATACAGCAATGGTGTTACGACGAGCAAAGTCATCCTTCGTGAAGTTGGATGGTTTGCCATCGAGCATAAACAGTTCCTTGAAATGCACAATGAAGTATCTCCCTTGTTTGTGAAGAATATGACAACTCTGATACAGAGTGTTTTCTTCTTTCCTTGAGGCAACCCCAATACGAGTAAGTGTCTCTCGTATCTTGAGAAAGTCATCAGGATCACCAAGCGATACTTCCAGCATATCTGCTGGAGTCCATTTCATAACTTCTTCGTCGTTATTCACCATGTATTTCTATTTATACTATTTGCCTCCTTGAGACATAGAACTAACGACATCTTTGATTTGTTCTTTAGTCAGAACAGAAATTGCCTCGCGAGCTCTCTGAGAAGAGTATGAGTATCGCTTCATGAAACACTCAACAGTGTGATCATCGGCAATCGCTTTGGCGAACTTAGCAAAACGCTTTCTTGGTTTAACGCTGCTCTTCAAAAAGTCATACTGCATCTTCGGCGGCAAGTGATGATGTTGATTCATCTCATTAGCAAAGAAAACAGTATCCATGAAGTTCGAAAGAGAACGGTTTACCAAAAAGGCTGAGTAAGACTTTGATGGTGAGTCAGGATCAAGTTCATCTTCAAGCGCATTGAATCCATCGAAGAGACTCTTCTTGCTTGCTGAGTTGATGCTGTTTACAAATTCAAATGGATTCATTTCCACTTCACCTTTACCATCAATTCAGTCAGGCATGCCATCAAATTGATTTCTTTATCAGCCACAAAAGCTGACTTGTAGCTGTAATCAGCGATGATTAGAATAGATTCAGCAACTGATTCTGTGGTCATATATTGACTTAGATTGTCATACAAAGCTCTGAATGTAACGGTGCCATCAAGCACGTTATTGTTCGCCACCCACTTGCGGATGTCGCCAAACTTCTTCTCGCGCAGCATGCCCATCATCTCATGAATAGACTCATCGGATACCGAGATAAGAACGTCTGGGGTAATCTTACCTGTGGTGCTGTGCCGTTGACACTCATTCAGAACACGACGCCAGTCAGGAGCGTGTTTCATGATCAGGTCAACTAGAACCTTGGTGTCATACTCAACTCCCTCTTTCTTGAGGATATCTTCGAGTCGCCGAAGGAAAGTGGCACAAAGCTTTTGTAGCTCGCTTTTCTTGAAGTTGAAGTCAAAACCCGAACACCGGGAGTGTAGTGGCTCAATGATTCTGTTCTTGAAGTTACAAGTCAGAATGAATCGACAGTTTGCGCTAAACTCTTCAATGAAAGCACGAAGGGCGGGTTGAGTTGAGTTTGCATTTAGGTAATCTGCTTCATCCAGAATCACAACACGATACCCACCAGTCAGAGACATGCTTGATGCAAAATTTTTGATCTTGTTGCGGAGCGTATCAATGCCACTCTCTTCAGAGCAGTTCACTAGAAGGTATTCAAGATTCAACTCATTACAGAGTGCCTTGGCGACAGTAGTCTTCCCAAGACCAGCAGTCCCAGAAAAGAGCATGTTCGGAAGTTCACCTGAACTAACAAACCCCTTGAAGGTGTTCAGGATATCGGCGGGAAGAATGATGTCTTCAATGATTTGTGGGCGATACTTTTCGACCCAGAGGAATTCTTTCATATTGTAGTATTATATCAAAAAGGTTGGTGGCTAGTCAAGAGACTAGTAAGGCTACCACCATCACCATCCCATATCAGTCAGCACCTTCAGCGGTGACTTCTTCTCCTTGTTTTGCTTGCTCCTCTACCTCTTCTTCAGTGGTTGCCTCAGTCTTTGGAGCATTCTCCTCCAAAAATGCTTGCAGACGTTCACCAAGGGTTCCTACGTTTTTCAACTCATTGAGTTCAAATGCACCACGACGGGATGCTGCTTTAAGAACTTCAACGGTGAAAGCAATATCACTCAAAGAGATACTTGCCTTTTGTTCCTTTGGTTCCCATCCATCCTTTACGGTGGATGCCCCTTCTTCCACTTGTTCTGTTTCTTTATCCATATCTTTATCCATTGAATGTTGATGCCTTATCCACTGCGATGAAGTATTCAACTTTGGTATCGTCAGCAGTATTTGCCCATTTACTTATAAGCTTTGAACTAATTTGAACCAGATAGTCGCCAGCCACCAAGGACAAGTTGTTGAGGTCAAAGTGCATGTCAAAGGCAACTTTGCTCTCATGATCAAGTTCAATGCTGAACTCATTTGAAGACTTGTCCTTATCGTTCAAGGTTGAAAAACGAGTCTTTCCTTTACCCTTAGAATGAATATGGCAAAAACTACACCCAAGAGTGCGAGCAGCTGTATCAATAGTCTGCCGATCAGGGTGAGTGATAACCAACTCAACATCAACAGATGGCAAGGCGATATCCTTCGGGGGAGTCTCGAGAGTTGCCGTCTCTGCTCTGGTATAGCGCACTCGCTGATTCCCAGACTTCATGATCACTAACCTGTCATCAAACTCAAGGTCAGCGTCATCAAGGATCTTGTAAATCGCTAGGAAGTTCTTGAGATTGTAGATACCAAACTCTTGTGGGAAGGTTTCTTCAATAGTAGCACTTCCGAGGACAGTGCGTGAACTAGAGATGGTCTTGAGTTTGGATCCTGATTTGAGCAGGATGTTGTCATTAATGAGAGAGAAGTTCTCGAGGATTCGTTTAGTGTTATTCGATAGTTTCATATGTCAAATGTTAACTGGTTAGGATCTATTGTATCGCAATCTTTAGTTTTGTCAAGTTCAAGCATGAAGAACA